CAGGATTTTACAGAAGGACACCACAAGATGAAAATTGATGTTGGTATGTATCCAATGGACGAAGACGTACGTCCCACAGATACCGAGATAATGATGCGTATTAGAATGGAACGTGATTTCTTTTTACAGCAATCTGACTGGACACAAATGTCTGACAGCCCACTGTCAAGTGAGAAAAAGCAAGAATGGTCGGTATATCGTCAGCAATTAAGAGATTTACCTGCTAATATTGAAGTTGACTTAATAGTTGATTTTCCCGATTCCCCTAGTTAAAGGATAGATTATGGACATTACAATTAATTCTGACGATGTGGTAGCTGTGTTGCGTCAAAGATTCCCAAAAGAATTAGAGATTTGCATACAAGCTGTGCAAATACAGAAACTACAAGAGAAATGTGACAGCTTAGAAGATGACACTGAAGTGTCATAATATGTTATAATATTTATATGGCGCCTGTATTTTCTGACATTCCTGATTACATATACGAAATCTCTGGTACACGAGACCCCTATAGAGATGTGCGTTTATTCAGAAACAGATTTAATCAACAGCTTTCCACACCCACAGGCTCTACCAGACGTAGGCGTAGTTTTGAGAATGACCCTACGTATATGGCGTTTCTTCGTCAAATGGGATTAGATCAGACTATGATTAATGACACGTTGCAGTCTATTATTTTAGCTGGTGCACAAGCTGCAGCTAGGGACGCAACATTTTTTGAAGACCAAAGAATGCTAAAAGAGAAGTCAATAAGCGAAGCCGCTGAGGAACGAGGAATGTTCCGATCAGGCAGGCGAATATCAGATGTCGCAAGAGCTAGGTCGGAGATAGACTTACAGGAGACGGAGGCGGCACAGGACAGGGCAACTCAATTAGCTGAAGCACAAAGAACAGCTGCAAACGAATTAGCACAACTAGAAATAGACAGGGGCGAAGCAGAGCTGGCAGCACGTGACAGAGCTGCTAAGTACAATGCGTAATTATGGCAACAGGCGACTTATCAGAATCAGCACTAACGAGTTCAATAGACTCTTCTAAAAAGAAAAAGTTAGAAATACTAGCTACAGCTGGGCAAGCTGGAGTAGACGCTTTTGATGAAGCAGAAAGAGCTTCTACTTCTTTACGAGAAGCGTCTAAAAAAGATATTATGCGTCTAGCTGGTAAAGACAATCAAGCAGCTGTTGATGAACTAATGGCTAATCGTGACACTTTAATGTCAGGAATTTCAACAGCAGCTAACTTAGGGCGTCAAGGATTTACAGATCAAATAGATAATCTTAAAACAGGAATAAAAGACTTTGCAGCAACATTTGAGTCTCAAGCTCCAGAGTACGCTAAGATAGAGCAACAATACAGGGCGGAGGCTTCTGCTAGGAGAGTAGCTGCTGCTAAAGCTAAAAGAGAAAAAGAACGAAAAGATCTAATAAAGAATGCTACGGAAATAGCTGCACGGTTCTCTCCGTTTGCCACGGGCGTAGACTATGAGGCACTTAACGCTTCTGAATTATTTGATAGCGCTCCGATTCCAGATGTAATTAAAGAAATTGGAAAAGAATTATTGTCACCAAGTAATCAGCAAGGTGTTCAAACTCTCTTGTCACAAATATACTACGATCAGGAAAACGTAGCAGGGGACATGGCCATATCAGCAGTAGCAAGTGCAGTAGAAGCAGAGCTACAAGGAGCTAACATAAGCATAGACCCTGCGATAGTAGCTGAACAAATAGTAAATATACTACAGAGAAACTAATGGGAACTGGTTTACCTAGAGATCTTTTTGGTCTTGATTTTGAAGACTTACGTCATATTCCGATTGTGAATCAGATATGGTCTGCTACTGAGCAAGCAGATGATTTAATTACAGGCGTCACTGAGCAAGGTGAGATAGACTACGACAAAGACGTAGCTTATAGAAATTCAGTACAGGACTTTATAGACGCAGAAAAAGTACGATACCTAGAGGCACAAGCTAACAATCGGGCAAGGCAGAGAATGGAAGATGCTGCCATACCTATGTTAAATAGATTCAGCACTGTAGATAGGGCTAAAGAATTTACAGATTTAGTATTTTTTAAGAACAACTATCCTGAAGTAGAGATAAACACACCCGAAGGCTACGACATTTACCAAGAGTGGACTAAAAAAGTCAACACTGCTACAGACGATGAGTACGACCCACGTGACCCCGACTTACGTCCTACGTATGAAAGGGACCAAGATGGCACTCCTATCTTTAAGGGCTTTGAGCTTAAAAGCCCTATTGTCACACCACAAGAAAAACTGCGAGAGCTAGATGCTAACCTATTAGCACCTACTGAATTAGAAAGAGCTAAGCAAACACAGACAGACGTCAATCAAGTTCTAAAAGACTTAGGCGAAGGTAACGTAAAAAATGTGACAGAGTGGCGTCAAGTTGCAGAGATATTAACTAACTATCACGGTATGTTCTCTATGTATGAGACCGCTCAGGAAATGGTTGAGTCAGGTGAGAAGCAAAATGTTGAAGCTGCTTTACGATCTTTGTTTGCAAGAAAAGGAATACCTACTGACGATAAAAACGAAGAATGGCTTAAAGGTTTACTAGAGGTTGAAAACCCTAGTGGGTTTAGGCGAGCTATTGAAATATTAATGTGGAACTACCAAGAAGCGTTAGAGCCACACATTACGGCACTAACAATAGGAACAACAAGACTACCAGCTATTGCGTACTTCAAAGGCCCAACAAAGGGTGAGAAGGTATTGGGTGCTGCTGGGGAGGCTATCCAAGAACTATATGACGTACCATTATTGGGCGACTTTTTAGAGTGGATAGATAAACCTTCGCAGGCTGTTTTTTATCTTTTAGGTGGTTTTGCACAAGCATTTGGTAAAGCTGTAACTGGAGATTTTGAGGAATCATACGGTGTTTTCTTAGAGGGAATGAAAGGCGCAGCAAACGAATCTTTACAATTTGCAGGCATACCATCTCCTTTAGGAGGGGACGCACGCACTAGTTCTTTTGACTTAGATCAGAACGATTACATAGATATTTTTGAAGTATTTGGCCAAGAAAACACTATAGGTGTTTGGGGTGACATTATTAATATAATAGTTGCAGCTGGAACGGACCCGCTCGGTGGGTTTGGTATGGGCGCACGTCTTGGAAGAAACACTATAAGAAACCTTCAGCAGCAGGGGCTGTCAGACGATTCAGCTTTAGTAGCGGTAGCTAAGAAACTTGGAAGAAAACCGGAACAAACTAGTGCTCAATTA